ATCATAATAAAATGACATACCATATGTTTTTGGTTTAGTATCCTTATCAATATAGCCGATTTGCAATGGGCCTATACGTTGAACATTACGCGCATTTACATCATTAAAAGTATGATTTTTATAAATAAACCATCTTTCATTATTTCTTTCAACTCCAATATTTCTATCATATTCACAAATATCTATACCACTATAATCAGCATTATTTTTTGAACCACCACCTTTGACACCACGATATATTCTTATAACAGAATAATTATTATCTTCTGTTGTTAAATTTCTAATTTGTAATGGTACAGATACATTTTCTCCTTTCCACCCAATAGATATTTTTTTATTTGTATAAAAACTATCAGTATCATTTGCAATTTGCAAAGTTTCAATAATTTTATCATTTTGATAATAGTAATCTGTATTTATGCCCCGTTTTACATTTAAACCTTTCATACTTGATGCGTATGATGTTAGATTGTCGTAATTAATGCAAAATTTATCAGTTTGCGAATCATAAATATTGAAAAAGTTTTTAGATTGATAAATAAAACTTCTTGTTTTATGCATTTCATTACCAACATTTAAATAGTAATCACGAGCTGCAACATCTCCTTCAACATCTAATTCATATTCCGGAGTATATTTATTAATACCTACTCTTTTATTGTTTATAGACATAGTTGGTGGAACATTTTTTATGTTAGGATTATAATGATTATCTGTTAATTCAGATATATCAGTTTCAGGATAAAAATATATATTATTTTTTTTTCCAATAACTTTATTTGTATTTAAAATTAAACTATTATCAACAATACTTAATCTAGATAATCTGCCTATATTAGCATAATATTCTTTGCTTTGAACAGTATTTTTTAATGTAATATCAAAAGTATTACTTGTTGTATCATCATCTTTTATTATATTTAGTACTCCATCAAAACCTCCTGTATCTGTTAATCCTAATGCCAATTTATTAGGATAACTTACATTACTATTTGCATCAAGGGTAGCAATATTGCTAGAAACATATAGAAATAAGAAATTGCTACCATCATCACCTCTAATATATGTTCCATTCCCGGTTGTTGTGTCATCAATATTAATAGGTATTATTTTACGATTACCAATATATATATCATTGGCGACCTTTAATTTATTAATGTTAATACTTTCAGAATTAGTAAAATCAACTTCATTATGAAAATTTACTTTACCACTAAAATCAGCCATGTTATTTACAATTAACAATTCAGTTTGAATCTTATTATCAACATTAACATCAGTATCAACTTTTAATTCATTTGTAGTTAATAAGTTATTTACACCAATATTACTGAAATTATATAAACCTCCTAAAAAATCACCTCCTGATATTTGTGTAGCATTTATAACACTTATACCAGAAGATCTAATATATATATCATCAAGTGCTTTATGACTATTTGTATAATAATCATGCATTAATATTTCATCAAAACAAGAAACACCATTTACTTGAAACTTTATTTCTTCTTCAATAACATCTTCATAATTTATTTCACCGTTATACAAGGTTTTTCTTGTAAAATTCCTGGTGTTTGTTCTATTAGTACCAATACCTACATTATTATTTTCATCAATAGCTAATGCTGGATATTGATTGCTATTTGTATATATTGGTATAGCATTTGAACCATATAGTTCATCGATATCTGATGAAGATTTACTAATATGAAATTCTAATGGTGTTCCCCGAGTTGTTGATATAATAGCAGGAGATATATTTGAACCACCAATAATACCAATAGCAAATTTTGTAGGTTCTTCTTTATTATTTGTATCATTTCTTATAGCAATGTGCATACTATTAAATTTATTATTATCCGTAGATACAATATTAAGAGGGTGTGTGTTATTATAAGTATCAACATGACCACCTAATGTAACAAAATTAGTAGTAAACACATTATCAATGTCATGTTTATAATTATAAACATCATTATAAGTAGTACTTTCACCTGCTTGAAAAGTTTGATTGGCTGAAATTTTATTAGCACTAATTATAAATTCTTTAATTAAACTACATGTTAATGGATCAGCATCTAAAATTTCTATATTATTAAGTTCTAAACCTGCCGCTCTAACAATACCAGCACAATAAATGTTTGCATCTACAAATAATGAAGTATTAGAATTTAAATGTAGATTAGCAGTATTTCTTGATGTATTAACAGCGACACCATTATTATTAACTAATAAATTCCATTTGGTATTTCTTTGATTATTTGGATAATATGTTTTTTCACCGACTACAAGATACTCGTTTGCGTCTAAATCTAGATCTTCCAAGTTGATAGCATTACCATCTGTATTAAGATTTAATCCAATTCCAACAGAATCGAGTTGTATTATCGGTTCTAAACCTTCATTACCAATAAAACTCATTTATTATGTTATTCTATTTAAAAGAAATATACTATTAATATTTATATATATATCTTTATGTATAAAGAAAAAATGATATATACATATAGCTTATTTTTTAGTATATAATGAAGAGAATTGACAATATTCATAATAAAACAAAGGAAATTGATAGCGAAAGTCTTCCTTATAATAATAAAAATATACTATTACAAAAGGAAAATCTAATAAAACTATTTGATGATAATGGATTAAAAGATTTAAAATTTAAGAATATTAATTTATATCGTGTTGCTTTTGTTCATAAATCGTATTGTACTATGAAAAATATAGATTTCAATAAAAGCAATATTAATTGTCCGAATGATTGCTTACCTTTACAAGATATATCATATGAAAGACTTGAATTTCTCGGTGATTCTTTACTTGGTATGATTGTTGCTAATTATTTATATAGTAGATTTCCTGATCAAAATGAGGGTTTTTTATCTAAAATTAGAACTAAAATTGTCAATGGTAAAATGTTGGGATATCTATCGGATAAAATTGGATTTCCAAAGTTTGCAATAATATCTAAACAAGTTGAAGAATCAAATGGAAGAAACAATTATAAAATTATGGAAGATATATTTGAAGCATTTATTGGTGCACTATACTTAGATTTTCAAACAGATGATGATGATGTAGTATTACCAAAACATATTAATATATTGCCAACGACAGGTGCTGGATATTATATTGTAGAATCATGGATAATTTTTATAATAGAAAACTATTTAGATTTCAGTGAATTAATAAGAATTAAAAATAATTATAAAGATATGCTTGTTTCACATATGCAGCATTATTTGCAAGATATTCCTCTGTTTAAAGAACTAAGTGTTGTGACGCGTGATAATTATAAAATATTTACATATTGTGTTAAAGATAGAAATGGTACAACTATATCAACATCCACAGGAAAAAGTAAAAAAGAAGCCGAAAATAATGCTGCGTTAGAAGCATTGAAATATTATAATATAAATGTAAATGAATATAATGCGAATATATAAGTAATTATAATTATATAATTTTAATTATGAAAATAACACATTTAGCACTTTCTGGCGGAGGTATGAGAGGTGTAATTTTTGTAGGAGCTCTAAGATATTTATATATTGAAAATCTACATAAAGATATAACACATATAGCTGGAACTTCTATTGGTTCTATTGTTGGTTTGGCATTGGCATTAAAACTTAATATTGATGAAATGGAAGACATTATAATAAAAGGCAATCAAGATGTAAAATTATGTAATATTCCTTATAAAAATTGTATTAAAATAGTTACTGAATGTGGTTTGTCGGATGTACATATTTTTTCTAATTATTTAAAAGAATTTGTTAAAATAAAATATCCCGATATTGAAGAAAATATTACTTTTTCTTATTTAGCAAAACGTTTTGGTATAAATTTTTATGTATCTGCAACAAATATTTATACTTGCAAAAATAAAATATTTAGCCTAGAAACAACACCGGATGTATGCGTTTTTAAAGCTTGCTCAGCATCTATGGCAATACCTATATTATTTAAACCAATAAAAATAAATGATGATTATTATTATGATGGTGGATTTACAAATAATTTCCCTATTAATATTTTTGATAATGTTCCATATGATAATATTTTAGGAATGATATTATATAAATCTTATTATGATAAGGAAATTCCCGATGATCAATTACCTCGTCCAAAAATAAGTTTCATGTTTTTATCTAAACAGATTATACATTTGTATGAAAAAATTAGAACACGATCTGTATTGGGTGAATTAATAAATGTTGATAAAGCAGAATATTATTATATTCCGAATAATATTCCAGATATTCCAATGATGAATATAGAAATAAATAAAAAGGGATTAAGATTAAAATTACCTGAAGAATTATTTAATAGCATGATATATGCTGGATATAAAAGTATGTCTGAATATATTATTAAAAGGAAAAAAAAAAACATAGAAAAAAATGAAAAAAGATACGAAATCATAAATGTAGACTATCATTAATTAAAAATGGTTTTTTATTAATTATTTTTTCATTTGGCTTATATTTTGTAAAAATATTATTTGGTGCTTTTGTTAAATAGGGTATTATCAATTCATTTATTAAATCTTTTAAATTTTTATTTCTTTTTAATCTATTTGAAACCAAGGTTTTATTAATTGTTATTAACTTATTTTGTAAGTAAGTTGTAAAATAGGAAACGTTATCAGGCGGATATTTAGCAAAATAAGACCATGATTTAGGTAATATTTCTTTATTAGCAAAAGCATATATAATTCTTACATAATCTTCCAATATTTTTGATGTTATTTTATTATCACTTTCGATTTTTTTAGCAAATCCAAAATCAAATATCATCATGTTATATTTGCAACTTTTTAAATAAAAATTATTACCATTTATATTATAATGATAATATCCTTCTTCTGGATTTCTTTGATATAAAAAATTGCCATAATGACAATCTCCATGAGTATATCCAGTACATTGAAATGTCATAATTGATAACATAACTTGAATAAATACATTATATACTAACATATCATCACTTACATATGTTTTTAACTTACACAACTGCTTTAAATCACCATGTGCCAATTCATTTAGATTTACATAATAATTTAAATTACTAATAATTGGTGGAACATCACTGGATATATTGTTGCATAAAAAAGTTCTATATGTAAAAACAAAGTGTTTGGATAATTTTAATTTAAGTATATTTTTAGTAATATGTTCATTTAAACATTTTTCAATACTATTTGATGTATTTACTTTCATTAATTTTGTTGCAATAGGATATTTACCAATTGCATCTTTAATTGATGTTATAAATATAGAACCATATACACTATCAGAACCAATTTGTTTTTCTAAATTTACAATATCATCAATTGTATATCCATTATATACTTTTGTGTTTTTATAGAAATTTTTTTTTTGCAAACAAGAAATTTCTTTTATTTTTGATATTTTACTATATATATATTTAAAATATTTAGCACGATTTTCAATGCAATATTTGTTATTAACATATGACTTTAAAAATGCTTTTACATTTCTATTACTATGAGAAACTGAACCTGATAAATTAGCATTACTTGATACTTTGCTTAATTTGCTTGATGATATTTTATTAGATATTTTAGATAGAGATAAGGTATTTTTTGCGTAAGCATTTCCTTCTTGGAAATAGAAACTTCTATGATATTCGCATTTTATATTAGAACATTTAGTCATAATTCTACTATTAGATAATAAATATATATTTATTATAATAGATTTGTAATATGGATCCATATGTTTTTATATTGGATTTAGATGGAACAATTATTGGAGATTGTAGCTATCAATGTGATTTATATAATTTACAAAATATACTAAAAAAAAATATCAAAAACTTTAATAAAGCAACATCATCATCATTTAATAAAAATAAAATAGATTGTGAAAAAAAATTAAATGAAAGTTATAGTAACGAATCGTTATTAATAAGACCTTATTTTACTAAATTTATGTATGCTATAAAAAAATTCTATTCCAGTTCATTTATATTTGTTTATACAGCATCAGAAAAAACATGGGCTAATAAAGAAATAGCAATTATTGAAAAGCAAAATAATATTAAGTTTAATCGCCCTATTTTTACACGCGATAATTGCATTATTGATAAAAATGGTATGATCAAAAAATCTGTAAATAAAATTATACCCCATTTATTGAAAACTATGAAAGTTAAAAAGGATTATGATATTTCTAAGAAATTATTAATTATTGATAATAATCCTACTTTTGTAGATTTTAAAGATAATTTTTTACTTTGTCCAACATATAATTATATTCAATTCAGTAATTTATGGGAAGATTTATCTAATAAAGAATATTTTAAATGTAAAGAATTAAAAAACTTTGTAATGAAAATGGTAGTGCAAAAAAAAATGCATAATATTAAACAAACTACAAAACCAAAAAAACAAGAAAGGCTTTATAAATGGCTTTATAAAAAGCACAGAAATATTAATAAATATAATTGTAGTTATGCTAATGATACATTTTGGAGAGATATTACTGTATTAATAAGACATCATAATATCAAAGAATATAACAAAAAGATAATTATGTCAATGCAAAAAAGTATAAAGAATTAGTATTATTTTAAATTAAATGATATATATAAGTTTTGATATAGGTATTAAAAATTTGGCATTATGTATTCTGAGAAAAACAAATAAAATAGAAGTTCTTGATTGGCGCATAATTGCTCTGGCTGATAGTAAAAAAGAGTTAAAAGGTATAGATGATATTTCTGAACGTGTTTATTATGAAATGGATAATATTGTAGGATTTTTAAAAGAACAAGATATTAATACAATTGATTATGTACTTATTGAAAATCAGCCTTCTAATTTAAATGGTGTTATGAAAACGATTCAGCATATTATTTATAATTATTTTAGTTTAATAAAACATTGGGATAAAGAAGTAGAAAATGTGGTATTGGTTAATGCTTCTTTAAAATCAAAAACACATAATTATGTATCAGAAATAAAACCCGAAGAAAATGCAGGTAACAAAAATGCTAAAAATTTTAGAAGAAGTAAATATTTATATAATAAAAAGCTAAGTATTGATATTTGCCAAAATTATATTAAGGATAATCAGAGATTACTTGATATTTTCGCAAATAATAATAAAAAAGATGATTTAAGCGACTCGTGTTTACAAGCAGTATCATATATTAGAACAAATATTAAAAATGAGTTATTAGATAATTATAATGTATTATATTAAAATGAATATATTACTAATATCAATGTATAGCAATAAGTGGAACTGGAAAAAGCAACATAAATTATATAGAAAGGCTATTGGTAAAAATGCCAAATTAATTATAAAAAGATATTATGATAAAACTGGTATTAAAAAGGTTTTAGATAGTGGGAAAATAAATGGAATAATAATAAGTGGTTCTGATTATTTTATTCTTAAAAAAGGTTCTCCGTCAGTACCCAATTTTGTATTTAAATATAAAATACCTATATTAGCAATATGCTATGGATTACAATTTTTAGCAGCTAAAAAAAATAAAAAAAATATAAATAGCTTTAAAAATGGTATGAAAACTTATACTAAAAATATAAAAATATCTGTTCCTTTTAATGTGAAAACTTTGACATACACATACATTCATCAAGATTATTTAGTTGGTATTGGAAAAAAATATAAGGTAATAAAAAAAATGAAAAATAAAATAGTTATAGTATATAATAAATCGGATAAAATATTTGGTATTCAGTTTCATCCAGAATATATTACAAAAACA